CAAGTGAATGTTCTTTATCTAGACCACTTCACCCCCACCGAAACATTGACACTGGGTTTACAAAGAATGATAGAACTTTTATTCAAAAGGTTGTTGTAGGTGTTTCAAATAACCCAAAGTTTTCTATTATTGGTGCGTCGATTCTCCTTTTGGCTATTCTCCTAATTGTATACTATATACGACGCTAAAGAAGTACTCGAGACGAGATTCATCTTGCGTTCTTTGAACAAGATCCAATAGGGTATCTTCACAAAACTTTTTAATAAACTCCCTCTGCCAAGCACTCTTAATGTTAATCCAAGGTGGCTGGAATGTGGGATCTAGAATTTTGCTCGCGTGCGCTACTCGAATATATGTATGAATGTTTTGTCTATCCGCGATAATGTTCTCGACGGCAAGTTCTGCCATCTTTTGGCGAACTTCGAGGGTCTTTTCACACATGGTGTCTAGGAACTTTTCATATGGAATTGATTGTGTTTTAGATGTGAGAACAACCCAATCGGCGAGGGGTTTTGTATTTATGTAATCAATGTAGGTCATATAACCTTTGCCTCTCACAAACCGTTCGTGAACAATTTCAACATAATCAAGTTCAGACTCAACATCATATACAGCTTTGGCTGATTTGATGAAAGATGTCATTCTGAAGTATAGGTAAATATATTCTCTAAGTAATATAAGTATGGCGCGAAATACCGCTCTAATTCTGGCCCTTGTTGGGGTAATGATATGTTGTTGTTCCAGTTCAGGAGTCGCCGTGTACATGTCCATGGGCGATGATGACACCTCCCCATCCCCAGGACCCTCGTCCACAGGACCCTCGTCCACAGGACCCTCGTCCACAGGACCCTCGTCCACAGGACCCTCGACCACAGGTTCACCAGCACCGTCGGGTTCTCCAGCGCCATCACCGGCCCCAGCTCCTCCAGCTCCAGCGCCATCACCGGCCCCAGCTCCTCCAGCTCCAGCTCCAGCTCCATCTCCAGCTCAAGCAGCGTTGGCGAGTGGGAACACGGATGTTATCGGATGCCCAGCGAATCACACTGCGCACCTCGGTGAAGAATTACCATGTTCGTTGGACGGTGTAGATTTTACAAAGTATATAAACACTGCATTTAATCATAGGAAGAATAGACTCGGTGGGAGTAATCCGTATTCGTCGCGTTGGCGAAGCAACTCGGGGACATCATTTAAGGACTGTTTGAACCATTGTTCCACCGACCCCGAATGTAAAGCGTTTAACTATTACGACGATTCGTCTAAATGTTTCTATTTTGATGAGGCGACAGAATTTAGCGTCGTACATGCCGAGGAGGAAGGAGCCAGGGGATACAAGGTTTAAAATATTCGGGTAATATAAGTATGGCGCAAAATACCGCTCTAATTTTAGCTCTTGTTGTGGTAATGATATGTTGTTGTTCCAGTTCAGGAGTCGCCGTGTACATGTCCATGGGCGATGAACCGAGTGGGACTGGTCCAGGTTCCTCGGGGCCTTCCAGCTCTCCCGGTCCTTCCAGCTCTCCTGGTCCTTCCAGCTCTCCTGGTCCTTCCAGCTCTCCCAGTCCTTCCAGCTCTCCCGATCCCGTGGGTTCCCCGACACCTTCGGGTTCGACACCGACACCGGCTCCGACACCATCTCCAGCTCCAGCACCGGCTCCAGCTCCAGCTCCAGCTCCAGCTCCAGCTCCGGCTCCAGCTCCTCCACCTCCTCCACCACCTCCAGCTCCACCCGCGGTACAAACCCTCGCCTCGAAAGCGCGATCGGGTGCATTCGAAGGTGATTTTGAGGCTTGTTGGAATGATCCTCTCAGACAAGGGGACTGGGGTGTTAACGGTGGGTTTATTTGCTGTGAAGCTGGTGGCGTTCCTTTCCCATATCCGGGAATGGATGGTTACGAATTTTGCTACGATAACACCTAAGTTATTATTTGGTACTTAAAAGTCAGATAAAGACGAGGGGCTCTATATAAAAGACTAAAGAATGTACTCGGCTATTGCCAATAACAGTTTTTCATATCTCCTCACTCTCGATGAGTTTATGAAAGAACTTCCTCAAGAAATAAGACCTTCTTGGATAAAGATTACGACGATAACAATGGTCTCAAGCTTTACCCAGAACATTGATATTAAGAAACTTCGTGGCGTTTTTGAAAAATTGGGATCTTTCAAGTTGAGACGCTCCGGCGCCCAGTGTAATTCGGGGTTTGAATGGAAATTGAAGCCTACGACTTTTTACAATCAGGTGACTCTCACATACCATGACAGTTATAGTACGAAGTCTGTGAAAGTTTTCCCAAATGGATCTATCCAGGTTGCCGGATGTTGCGATCTCTTTGACTGTAAGAGGATTATCATCCAATTGAGCTACATATTCAACAGCTTTTTGGGAATGGAAATTCAGATGCCAGAGGATTCCTTCAGGGTTGTCATGATCAACTCCAACTTCTCTCTCAATTATAACATCAATTTGATGCGAGTTTCTCAACACTTTGAAAATAACCCGGATATCTTCAAAGTCTCTTTTGAACCAGACAGATATTCTGCCGTGAAGATTAAGTTTAAACCCGCACAGGATATGAAAGAAATTACAACGAGCATCTTCTCAACCGGTAAGATTATCATCACCGGCGCAGAAACTCTTAAAGAAATTGCCTTCGCATATAACATTATCAATCAACATATCAATGAAGATCCCCAGATCCGGGTTTCCCCGACACAAGAGAAGGATGTCTTTGATGTGTTCTTGGGTCACAAATGTGATTCGATGGTTGAATACCTACGAGGAAAGGGTTTCAACTCATGGCTTCAGACGATCACGAATAGACGAATTAATTTCTAATTGTAATTTAATAAAGATGTCTCAAAGACTTGGAATGGCCGACGGACGATGCTTCACCCTCAACTCCTCAGCCCAGCTGACCAACAATTACATCATGGAACAAAACAAAATTTCCCGCGAAGACAACTATGGCTACCGCCAACTTCTTCAAAAGCAGGGTCCAGAACTCCTCAACAAGATGCAGGAACAATCCCGTAAAGGTTGCGATCCATGTGATCGATACACTGATATGTCCAAGACCTATTAGATAGTGTGATAAATTATGATAAAAACTTTAAAACTATACTCTAGAATGTCACAATGTGCCATATGTCTCAATGAGGTAAGGTCAACAAGGACCAATCCACCTCTCCGCTGTGGACATGTGTTTCATTCCCACTGTCTAGAGGAATGGAAAAATAAAGGTAAGAATACTTGTCCCGTGTGTCGAAGAATGTTTGACGTTTCAAAATTTAAGGTGACAGTGACGGTTCAGAACAATTACACAGCAGAATCTAATACTGTGTCATTGGAGAATGAAGCCGTTTTCAATATAATGGATACATTTAATATGTCTTTTGATGTTGAAGATACACTGGATCTAGAGAGTCTTTTTTCGGACCTTGGGATGAGTCTTTCCGACCTTGATTCCCTTCTCCTTGACGCAGAATGAGCTACAATAACGCTCATAGTTTAGTCCAGGATATTTCCTATCTGCCTTCCGGGGATCTTTGATAACCTTGCCAGATGCATCAACCAGAAGCGGCCCCGTTGCCCATCCCCGCTTGTGGCTGAAAACATTGGCTCGGAAAACTATTCGCTTATTTGGCGCAAATTTACCAGCACGCTTCACACGAGAGAGTGGCACTTTGAAGAATTTCGCGACAGATTCCTGGGTATCACCGGGTTTGATACGATACTCTACAACATTGTGTTGAACATAGAAGTGGAAGTCCCCTTGGCGAATGTAATTTGTAGGTCTTCCAGGACACACAAACAGCATGACCTTGTAGTACCCCTTCTTGCACTTTTCGCCAGGTTTCACGCGATAGACCTTTCCAGGGTTATCAGATAGGACGGCTTTTGGAAGCCCGGTACAGGTTGTGTAATCATTTGGTTTATTTGAGAGACCCGAACGATCACCCGGGATTGATTTTTGCCACCTGTAGGCTTCATAGTCACCAACGGCATAGGCATAGCAGTTGTTGTTACCTATACCAGTGGCAGTCCCCCAACGACGGTTGGTGAACTTTCTTTCAGAACCACTTGTGGGAAGAAGGTCCTTTTTCATTTGTAGTTGGTACAGAAAAAAATATAGCTATTTAGTA